GTTCAACCCGCTGCTGCTCCTGTTCAACCCACTCCTGTTCAACCCGCTGCTGCTCCTGTTCAACCCACTCCTGTTCAACCCGCTGCTGCTCCTGTTCAACCCACTCATGTTCAACCCGCTGCTGCTCCTGTTCAACCCACTCATGTTCAACCCGCTGCTGCTCCTGTTCAACCCACTCATGTTCAACCCGCTGCTGCTTCTGCTCGTGCTCAACCCCCTCATGTTATACCCGCTCTTAGAAGGATGCAAAGTTTCAACACTCGTCCTGTTGCAATTAAGCCAACCACCCTTAGACAACTGACATTTCGTCTACCCACTGCTGCTGCTGCTGCTGTTCAACCCGCTGCTGCTCCTGTTCAACCCGCTGCTGCTCCTGTTCAACCCGCTGCTGCTCCTGTTCAACCCGCTGCTGCTCCTGTTCAACCCGCTGCTGCTCCTGTTCAACCCGCTGCTGCTCCTGTTCCTGCCGGTCACGTCAACTCCGGCCTTGTTGCTACCGGCGTAGCACTGGTCCCCGGGACGACCGAAGTACTACCTAGCAAAGTTACAGAGGAGTTACAGAAGTCCCACAGACCCATCAGAAAGGAATTGTTGACGTCGGCCAATGAACAAGACATCCTCAACAAATACAAAGGGGGACAAGTTGGCGAAGATGCGGCAATGATAAGAGTTAACACATTCAGGAAGGACGCTCTTGGCGAGGGCTTCGGGATTCGAAAACCACAAGAGCTAGCAGGCCTATTCACAGGACTTGACTTGAACAAAGGTACACGAGTGCAAGTCGTCGTTCGCTTGCCGCAGAACCGCGGAAGTTACATCATCCGCGGTCGCATCGCTGAAGTGAAAAAGAACTCGCCCGTCATGGACGGATCTGGTATCCTCTACTCTGTGATACCGTTTGGTGTGTTCAATCCAAATGGTACCCACGCTCCGGCTGTGATCAAAGAAGACTTTCTGCCCATTCGGATCGGTAGCCTGCCACTCACCTACTGGGTTGGCATCTACTTCAACATGCAGCACGCCAAAGTCATCATTACCACAAGGATTATGACAATGAACGATCTTGAAAACCATATGCGACAAGCAGAGGAAGTTGCAGACATTACAGTTCTCTCTGAATACCAAGTCACTCAGGTTGACGTCGATACTGGTAAACCACTAACAGTCGACCCGAACAGCCCCGGTGACCGCGATACATCCTCTGAGGCAGACCGTCTCCGCCGATTGGCACGAGAGAATCGTATTGAAACGGGTGGACGGATGGACAGTACAATGCGCAAATCATTGTTTGGGCAAGTTGATGCCAGTGACAGGTCTCGACTAAGAGACGATATGCGGCGTAAGTCGGGACAGGTGTCGGCGGTAAAAGTGTTGCGTGATCGCAACAGAGGCAGAGGCCGAGACATTCGTGACCGCGGCAGCGATCGACGTGATGGGGACAAAGACGACGGTGGCGATGTCGAGGATCTGGGGTTACGCGGAAAGAGTGCAAGCTCCTCGAGGAGGGGCAGCGATCGACGTGATAGGAACAAAGACGACGGTGACGATGTCGAGGATCTGGATCTGGGGATAAGCGGAAAGAGTGCAAGCTCCTCGAGGAGGGGGGTGCTTAACAAGGGTATGAGCCGGGTCGACTTCCTCAGATCGGTGCGTTCTATAAGACAGGATCAATTGGGGGTTGGTAACAGCGGTGTTCGGAGAAAAACAACGAAGCCCAAATCCCTCGGGTTTCTGGCAATCCAATCGTGATTAAAACATTTAACATGTATGAATAAAACATTGTTTGTGTGCAACCAACTCGACTTTTATTCGCAAACTAATTGAATACTACAGACAGCCACATACGGTATACATGCCACAAAGCCTACTGTTCGTGTCATCTGGCTGTCCACATTGCGATGACATCACCCGTACGATGCAGCAACCAGATGTCGCCAATGTGACACAAGACGTCAAGAGAGTCGTCGCGGGATCCGAGGGTGAACTATGGCGCAAACACGACATCTCTGCCGTTCCCGCGCTGGTGGGCCCGTCTGGGTCGAAGCTTGTGGGTAATGAGGTGTTCAATTGGCTCAGGTCAAGGGTGAACTCACACAACATCAATTTTGATGAAGTCAGGGAAGCCAGCAGTCGTCCCAAGCAATTCCACAGAGGCAACCGCCGTTTCGCGATCGTTGCGATTGTAATAGCACTTTCCGTCTGGGCATATCGCAGTGGACTTATTGAACTGTGATCCCGGAACTGCCTTGTACGGACCGGTCGATTAATGTCTCCTGCCCAGCCTCCATGTCTTTCTTATGCTTCTTCTTCTTCTTCTTCTTTTTCTTCTTATCTTTCTTCCTCTTGTGTTTCCTCTCTGCGTTCATGATATCGTCCTCAGCTTCGCCGGACTCTTCATCCATGAACGGGTCGAAACCACTCACCTCTTTGGTCCCACCAAGGTCAACAGTTTCCTCTGTGGATTCGTTCGCTCTCTTGAACTTGCGCTGAAGAGCTTCGATTACGAAGGTCATCCGGCTGCCGATGTGGATGTGATCTGACTCATCCACATTGTCGAAGGAATCACGCAGGAACTCGTCGCATACACGGATCACAAAGGGTGAGTCCTCCGTGATATTGATGCCCGACAGGTGGATCTGTAGGCAGTTGTTCACCATGTTCATGAGCATGGTCAACTGCTCGATGCTGTAAGACTCCATCATCGCGTCCAGACCGGCCTCGAAATCTCGCAGGCTCCTAGACATCAGACAGAACTCCAGGAACACACCGATGTTGTCCATGATGACCACGTTGCCTGGGTCCTGGTGTTTGAACTCACTCTCGCACTTCTGGAGGTCTGCCATCATGGCCTGTGCAATGTCGTCTGACAGTAGCTTGTTCTGTAGGAGCACCATCAATGTCTCCTTGTCTTCTGTGTTCCAGTAGATACGATGCTCGTTGTTACTGTAGATCCTCAAGAGCATCTGACAATTGTCGGTAATCACGTTCATTACTTGTGTAGGATTAGTGTACCCGTAGCGCAACTGTGTCTTCGTCAAGACTTGCGCGTTGGCCACCACCTTTAGCCCAGTGAAGTCTGGTACATTCATTAGTCCTTGCGTCTGTGTATATGCGCGTGTGTGTGTGCGCAGACAAACTCTTGTTTTGATGTGATACAATATATTATGTATTCATGATTTGACGTACCTGTAAGGCATCCATGTCTGGGACATCTCGATCTTGAAAGCAATCCACCCCGTTGTGCGATGAAAAACTTACCATTATTTTGATACGTGTATGGTAAAAGGGATATAAGCCACACGACCACTGTGAGACTGCCAACATGAACGGCAGGAGTAACATCACCGACGCCGAGTTGGTCGAGGAGATTGAGGTACAGCTGCTTGATGAGTTCAACAAGCTCATGGGAGAATTCATTATCAAAATGATCAAAGCATTGAAGCCGTACAAGAAACAACTCAAGACTGCGTACAACACGTTCGTAACGACGCTCGCCGCTGGACAGAAGTCTATCCCGTTGCTCCACTTCTGGAAGTACGCGAAGCCGTTCAAGTCGAAAATAATGAACGATAGCAGGATAATCGCCGAAGATTTCGTGAAGACCTCGGCTAGTGGGTTCGATATCTTCGAGGGGGTAGATCTGGCCGAAGCCTGGGAAAAGATACCAGAGGAAACACAGAACGCCATGATCTCGTACTTCCAGGGCCTGTTCACAATGGCCGAGGGCTATCACGACAAGGACAAGCTAGTCAAGATTGGTGAGGCCCACCTGATGACACAGACTGTTATCCAGAACACAGGCATGAGTTCCAATCAGATGAACGATGTCCTGCAACAAGTTGTAAACGGCCAAGCGTCAGAAGATATGAAGGAGAGCATGAGTCATGCTGCAAGCGTCATCGATATGTACGTCAAGCAACACGGTCGTATGCCCCGAGGACAGGAAGACTTCAAGGAGCTGGTGGCCATGGCAAAGGAAGGAAGGATGCATCAAGCACAGATGACCGAGGCGAAAGCAATATTAAAGTAACGTGCGTCGCTGTTTACTCTTAATTAAAAAGTGTATAACAAAGACAAAGACGACCGACGTCGTACGTTATTGCTGCACGCACACACGAACATGAGCAAAGTTATTCCTTGGACCCAAGACCCGGTTGTTCTTTACGCCGCTGGTGCGTGGAAGCTGTTCGTGCCTCGCGAGGGACAGACCCCAGTCGAACGATTCAATGCTCTAACTCGGCTGTCGCTGTACTTGACAATGGGGGCCTACGCCATGCGCTCTGAGCCCAAATTCCTGTTCATGGGTGGGACTGCAATCATCGGGCTCATGATCGCCAATATGGATGAGATCAAGAGTGACAAGCAGATGTTGGATGAACGAGTGAGTGAGGTCGACGCAGTTGAAGCAAAGCGCAGAGCCTCTGTTATTCAGAAGACCCGTGACCAGTTCGTCACAAACATGACCACGAACCCAAGGGAGAGCACCGGACGAGGCCAGGTTGTACCAACAGATGAGGAGCTGCGCCTGGGTGGACGACCGTTGCTCAACGACCCGTTCGATGACTACGGCTCCCTGTTTGATGAACAGAAAGTGGGGCCCCTGAAAGTCGTTACTAGCAAAACCTACTCATAGACAGAACAAACGTGTTAATTAATTCTGCTGTATCCTAACTAAAACCAGTACACCGACCAGCCATGAGTCTCGGGGCTGTTGGGATCTACGAGTTCGTGTTTGAAAAGCTGTCCCTGGCAATCAGCTGGGTGGTGGACAGAGCGTGGGTCGGGGTCATCGAACAGGGAGCCTACATGCTCATCCCAGCAAAAATGCCGCGAGGCTTTGTGAAGAAAACCATGTATGTCGCGGTGCTCACAATCCTCATGCACTCGTTCCAGGAGGGGCTGAAGAATATGGCGGTGGGGGCTATCACATCCGAAAAAGAGAATGAACTCAAGCGCGAGATTGAACAGCTCAAGAAAGAAAAAGATGATGCCACTGCAAAGGCCAACCAGCGAGAGTACCGCGAGCGAATGCTCATGTAAACGTAGAAATGCATGTGCGCCGAACACAATATAAATAAACTCTTTTCTCTTGGTTAGAATAACAGAAAGCTGGTTTAGGTCCACCGAAACCATGCTCACTCATTCCACTTAATGGAACTCACACACACTCATATGACATGACATGACACGACACCCCTTCAATCTGTAGATCTACGACCACTTGTTCGGTCTATCATAGCATCACGACACGACACTATGGCGCGCCTAGACACAAGCGTACACTGCACGTGTAGTGGACACTCCTGTTAGTTTGTAATATACTTTGTCTTGCCTTCCTGCTTGCGTGTGTTATTATGTGTGTATCACACATGTGTGCGTATACATCATATACATCAGTGGTTATGGGTGAGCACGGCACAAGCAGAGGGACTGTATCCCCTGGGGTTTGTGAAGGTCAGTAAGCTCACACATAGCTCCAGCCAGTGTTCTGATCATGTACATGTGTGTGCGTGTTTTGTGCAGGCGAAGGAATCTACAGGGCTTCACCCCGGGGCTGGCCACCCCACCTTATACCACCAATCTTTGGGACATCTCGGGCCTCTGTGTCTGTTGATCAGAGTTCGATTCTCTGTGGTGGTCTTTTGTTCTCACTGAAATTTATTTTGCATGCGCTTAACTAAACCACCAGTTCTCAACCAAGCAGAGACACCAACTCTTCACAAAACAATGCCTATCACCACGGTCCGTGTACCCAACTACAACCCATCGAAGTACCTGTATTTCGTTAAGGGTAACAACGTCATCGCGAAGGTACGCGGTACCGATGGAGTGCGGATGACATTGCGCACTAGCGGTAGCTTCGTGCGCAAGCCAGGGTACATGTATTACGTCAAACCTCTGAGTCCTGGTGCGAAAACCGCCGCGGTACACGAGGTGAAGATGGCTAAACCGTTTAGCAAGACCAACAGGCCTACGAAGACAGCCACTGGCCCGCGGAAGCGGAAGCGCAAGCCCAGCAGTACCAAGTAAACCAGTTGTTCGCCGAGTACATTCGATTAACAATATTGCAAATATAGTAAAGAGGATATTTGCCGTGTAAACGCGAGTGTATTAATCACTGGTCATGAAGGGTAATGATGGTAAGCAGGAGGCGACTGTTGGCGGTTCTGCTAAGAGTAGAAGGGTACACAGAATCATGGAGAACACACGCCGCATGGTGCGCGAAAACAATCTCATCTACAGATTACCACAGACAGTGCCAGTGTGTGTGGACTGTCTCGAATTCGAGTGGGGATTCACACACAAAACGCCTCCCACTTTGGTGCCCGTGAACGAGCACACGATCGTAAAGGGTCTCCCGGTCATCATTGATACCCACAAACAACCGAGGCAGTACAACAGAGAGTACAGGAACACCTATGATCGGGCAGAGAAAGAGGCGCATGACAAGGAGATGTATGACAGGTGCGCGAGTGTCATGCATGGGCACTTGCTGAAAATTGCCCGAGACGCTCCGATTCCAAATATGATGGATCGGTGGTTCGACGTTGAGGAAAACATGCTCCGCCACGTGGCGTTCATGTTCGCAGAGATGATGTCGTGGTGTCCCATGAGGATCGCCAATTTCGTGAGAGCTCTCCGGATCAAGCTCATGCTGTGCAAGGATGATTGTGTTGGTACATCGCAGAACCTCAGTCTGGTTCACGCAACGTGGAATGATATATTCTTGAACGTCATGAGTATCAGCGACTGTAGAGAGGCTCTGTGTGACATATGTGAGCACGTCTCGCAGCAGAACCCCCATATGTGTGTGCTGTTCCTGAACACATTCATGCGCTACACCTTCGGTGAGGACTACGTGCACCAGAAGGATATAGATAACATCTGGGCGACGGAGCTCAAGAAACTACAGAGCAAGCAGGCGAAGTTACCATCGAAGAGATCCAACAAGTACTTCTCCAAGATTCAGCGGGATATCAACAGGTCGTAGTATATGTGTGTGTGTGCGCCACTTACTTACTTATGGAGTAAAACTAATGAAATTCATCTCCATATGTGTACGTTGGGTACTGACACTGAAAAATATTGATGTTATTTCAAAGTAACAGAGAACACGAGTGTGTGTGTGTAACAACCGCTAGTTACCGATGAATATGGCACATACTCGCTCCCCTGGCGTACAACAGATCGTGGGTATCAAGACACCAACCAACGATACCATTGGCTTGGACAACGTCAAGATCGTCGCGTCTGCATCAGGGGTTCAAGGAAGAACAGATCAAAAATACCCATCTGCTTCGTCAACACCTCCAGGGGTGTTGCCCCCGTCAAGTTTTCCCACACTGCCACCCCACAAGAGCACCCCCACAAAGTCGTTGATGGAAAAACATGTTCGTTTCGACGTCTTGAGACGCAAGGACAGGGCAGACAGAAAGAGCAGTAAGAACAAGAAGAAGTCAAAGAAAAAGAAACTGGATAGGGGACACCGAAGTGGCAGCGGCGAGCGCGAGCATGCGAATATGACCGACGATGAAATGGACATATTCGCAGACCCATCTAAACATAAGATCTACACCAAGGGACAGGAGAGCAGCTATAGCGGGTCTAGCGGTGACTCGGCCTGTGATCTGATGGACTTCAGCTCCGCAAGCAGCAGCGACAGTGGATCTGCATCCAGTGATAGTGACTCCGACAGTGGTAGTAGCAGCGGTGTAAGCGATAGCTTGCCCAACAGCGATTTTCAACTCCCTGGTGCGGGTACACCGTTCATGTCTGGCCCCGCAAACCCCATGCGCATGTCCGGTGGGGGGTTCGGCGAGATGAACAGAGAAGAGAAGATCAAAAAGAAGGCCCGCATCCTAGCTAAACTGGAGAGGAAGATCAAGAGCAGTGGCAAGAAGATCATAATCCCAGAGAACGCGGAACTCGAGGTCTACGAGACCCTGTACGAGAAGGTGTGCTACGAGACGGATTCCGACTCGAGTGTGAAGCTGTACCGCAGGCTGCTGATGTGGCTAGTCACCGTCGAGGAAACATTGAGCAAGAAGTTCCCCATGCTCGGCATGGATCTGGACAAGTGGTCCGAGAGTGTGTTCCTCACACTGGATTCGTATGACGACATGCTATACGACGTGTACGACGAGTACGGCGACACGGTGAAGATGAACAGTATCGCCAGGCTTGTCATGGCAGTCCAGAGTAACGCTATCATGTACAGCACTACCCGCAAGCTGATGGCCCAAGGGGCTGAGCAGAACAAGGCCATGAACATGGGCACACGGGCCGGTGGTAGCGTGGGTCATCCACAACTGTCAAAGATTATATCGGAATCCAGGGGGCGCCAGCCGAACCCTGCGTCTGTGCCCATGGGAGCGCAAGTACCAGGTGGTACACGTGCGTCGTCGATATTTGGATCAGGTGCAGCGCGGGCGCCACCCAGAGACCCTCCAAGCAGATTCATCCCTCTTCCCCTCGCCGATTCTGACTCCGAATCAGACTCTGGGTTCGGTTTGATGACCGGCGTGTCGATCGGGGCATCAGGTAACGGACTGATGCAGACCCTGCGGAAAGAAGAAGACGACATGCGCGCGGGCAACCAAGCGATCCAGGCCATTGCGTCTGGGCCAGCACCTGTGGCACAAGCAGTGCAGGCAAACAAGCTGGTATCACCCCGACGACCCCCCATGTCGTCCAGTGTGGACATCGACGGCACTATCCTACCGAGACCGGACCAGGACTCAGTTACCATCACGCGAGACGCAAGAAGCGTGGATATGAGTGGCCCGGCGTCCAAGCGCAAGGGTATGGACCACAGCAAACAAGTTACTGCAGTTCGCAAAGTGCCTGGGACGGTTCCGAGGAAACGCGTTTCACTTGGATAGATAGTACAAACACAGCATAGTTCGTCGAGTTATTATTCATTTATTTGGCAATTCGAATATAAAGACTGTTCGCAACACACCTCGTAGTCCGTCGCTGACAATTAACCATGGAGACCAGCCATTACATGACGTACGCTGCACTCACTGCTGGGATATACATGTACTTAAAACATAGGCATAATCAGCAACAGATCAGCAGACTGGCGATGCAGGCACATAGCACACCCACACAAAACAATACCCAGCGCGAGCAAGGGCGGGCAGTGTATGGCTATAATGACACCCACCTGCAACACACTGGGTTTGAGCACACCGACGCACAACCGGCAATGTCCGAACGAGAACTGCGCATGGCTATGCACGAACGCGCTACGCAACAGACACATGAGGGAGGTGATGGTCGCTTTATGGAACTACAAGCGGTTTCAAACCAGGATGTGGATGCAATGTTCCCTGAACCGGGCGCCCGTCCCTCCCGAGCGACACTTCAGGACAATCCCTTGCGCTCACCTCCTCAACAACACAACAGGGACGAACATGGGAGAGTACGCAAAGCGAGCTTCGGCAGCGGAGACCCCCGAATAAGCGGAACACAACCAACCACTACCGAGACCTACGACCGGAACGACGCACCGATACGGGCTATGGTGGACCCGAGAACACAAGAGGCGCTCCGCAAGGCTCCATCAGACGTAGCGGTGAGACAGATCTTCAACAGCAGCACGATGTCCAATGACATCGATTCCCTGTTCAGTTCGTCGGTCACCGGAAGATTCGGCTAATATATTTCCTCTGGTCTACAATAAAAAGACACATCAACACCAAAACTTGTGGCAGGACAGCCTTGAACGGCATGTCTATGTTATCTGAGATCGGACGGATGCCAAGTTTTGGTGGGGGGGGGCGAATGGGGCGCTTTACTGAGTTCACGCCCGTGGGTGGTGGGATGGACATTGACCACAACCGTCTGTATCAGAGAAAACTTCAGCAAACACCGCGAATTCGGTTCGGTTTCGGCACGTCCTCGACGTTTCCGACATACATCCCCGGCCAAGACATGTTCGAGGGGTTTGGAGACCACAACGAAACACATATGAATGGCATGAGCATGACCGCGGCCCAGCGCGATACCATTTCCCCGCAGATGATTAATATGGCCAGGTCTGCTGGAGAACACACATCCCTCCTCCGCCACGACGTGACGTTCTACGTGGTCCTCGGCATCGCCGCGCTTGAAGCCATCATCATATACTCGCTCGTCATGCACATCTCGAACAATTAAACCTGACTGGAATAGATCGGTGCATCGGCTTTATTCGGTTTAGTGTTTGTTGTACCTCCAGCTGATGTACAGGGACCCGTCGGTGATGTGTTTACAGTAAAATCCATTCTGCTTCAACTTGGCTTTAATTCTGCGGGCAATTCGAATGGGTTGGTAAACTGGAAGATCTACGTGGTGCTGCGGCACTGTCCAGATAATGTCCAAGTGGCCGAGTGTTAGCGCGGTGCGAATTTTCCTCTGTGCCATCAGCATCAACTCCCTGAACGCCTTCTCTTCCGGTTCACTGCGGCAGTTGCGCATAGACTCAACGTCTGTCATAGTGATGTATTCTTCGTCGTGCTCCTGAGGCTGGCGTTGTTTCGTCTGTGCGACCTGCGGTATGTAGGTGTGGAGCTGTTTCTCAAGTTTTGCGTGGCTGTGTGGGGCAGGTCGAGATACCTCACGGTGTGTCTGAGACACACGAGGGGTTACCCTGGCGATCGGAGGAGATGGGGCGAAGTTCGCGTGGTAGTTGATACCCAGGGGGCTTGCTTTCATTCGCATGTGTTGCATGTTGGGTTAGGTCTTGTCAGGTGATTCACACACAGTATTACTTACAATCCACCACAGCCAAGTCAAATCAGTTGTTCGTTAAGATGTGGAAATAATAAATGGGGTCACCCAAAGGTAACTAAACAGTATTGTCGCACACACACACACACACACACACACCAGTCATGCCGATCAAATATACAGGAAACGTGACTGGACTAGACATGGTCACACACCGTGTGTCAATGCCAAAAGACATGAGCCCAAGCGAAGCATCGGTTCTACTTCACTGCATTCATGACGGCTGGAACGTGCGGAGGACCTCACACCGACAATACGAACTCAACGTACATGGCACCTGTGGGATACCGGGATGTGAAGGGAACTGTGTGGATGCACCTGCACGTCGAACTAGGCATATGAATATTCTCATCAACAGTCAACAAACAAATAAGGAAGGGTAACGCCAGAGCATACACGCGCCACGACACAACAGCGGTAATGAATAACAATGCATTCACCATCTACAACACCGACATAGACGCGATGTACCTGCAGAGCATGTTCCCCCAAACCAGACAACGATCCAGAACAGCACCGGTAGAGCAGAAGGAGGAGAAGAGCAACCACACTTGGGCAGATGACAGGAACAGTGTTCTATCTCCCAGACCGTCCGTCCGCCGGGTTGGCATTGAGATCGAAACAAAGCAAGATGCCAGATCAATTTCACTAGCACCTAGTGAGACTCAGGGTGTTCGTATTACCGGGCCCGACGAGGAGTTACCTATCCCGCTAGCACTGAAGCGTTCCACCACAACAGAAAACGACCAGGCACCCCTCATGGGACAACTCCTGTCTATGTTTGACTGAGAAACAGCGTTCACGTGTGCGCGTGCGTGTGTTCAATTGGCATAATTATTGTGACGCCGTACTAAATAAACAACAAACAAGCAACACCCAAATCGAAGCAGATTGTCTGTGTAATTTTCACGAAACCACATTTATTTCATGTTTTCCAGAAGCAATGATACACGCGAGACGATTGTGTTGGCCCTCGTAGTATCATTGGCAGTATACGGGGGATGCAGACTATCCATGGACTTGTACCAGAGGTACAGCGGTATGCTGGACCGCCATGAGTATCAAAACGAACAGGAAGATTGTTGTCAACATATCAAAGACGATGAAGGGGAAGAGGCCGACAAAGAGCTGGACATGGACATGGACATCACTGATGCGGATAGCATGCCCATGCTTACTGAAGGTTTCAAGCCGCAGCTAGCCACGATCAAACAGTGTAGTGGTGACGAGAAGAACGACAGTTAACTGACGTCACTTGCATTACTTCCTGCAGCACGCGAAAATGCCCTTGGCCACTTTCTTTGTGTTCGGGTTGAATATTATGTTCCCCTTTTCCACGCTGATGAGACAATCGATGATGGGTGAGGCGATGATGCCTGCCCAGACGTGGCCCTGGAACACAGTCTCAATCACTCCAACCACCAGCTCCTTCTTCTGCTGTCCAGTCAATGTACTAATCTTCCCCACTGTCCGCATGAGAGAAGTCACGATGGGGATGATGTCCTCGATGTTAATGTCGTCAGAGAACGTATCGCCCACCTGCCGGACCAGTGCCACAGCGATATCATTGAATGCCTTTGTATGCTGCTTCGACGTTAGTGGATAATCAAACACTACCACTTGCTCGTACTGCTTGCTCATTGTAGGTGTTTGTGTAAGTTTGTGGGGATGTGATAGCGCTTGGTTGTATATTTCATTACATACACACACACACAGTTTAAATTTATCATTACTGGTGCCATATGACGCCATGTGGTTCCACACGACATATTTAAAGGCGATTGCGAGCGGGGATGTGCGTCGGATAGTTCACAAATCAATTGGCTCTAGAATAACAACTAGTACTGTCCGCTGCCGCCCCGACCTGCTGCACCATGCCCACCAAGTCCAACGCCAAATCAAACAACAAAACGACAAGGATCCGCAGAGGGCGCGGACAGATGCAGAAAGCAGTAACTTCTACGTTCCCCAAGACTCGGCGGGATCTCGACACTAGCTGGCGGAAAACAGCAGTAGCCAACGACGATTGCCAACTACCAGAACCGACTAATCAGCAGATGCTCAGCGCCAATAAACAAGTGACGGTTCGATATGGATACCTGAAGATCACGTCACCCCCGCTGGACACACATGAGCTCTTAGTAGCAGCTACGGAGCGCAGCAAAGAAGCTAATCGCCGCCTGCGACGGACCAAAGATATGCTTACTACCGCCAACACTGAACTGGCCAAGAAGTCTCAGTGTATCACAAACACACAGAAGCGCCTGGTAGACAGTGAGATCAAGCGCTCCGCGCAGGCCAGGCAGTTGATGCGACTGTTCGAGATGATCAATTGTTACATACTACACTCTGATAACCCGGTCGGAGACGCCATTCTCGACGCGGACATGGACACACTGGAGGCAGCACTGTTGAACAGGGGAAGGACACACGAGAGCCTCATGGGGGAACATACAGTTGTTTCTGAATGAAATAAATGTATGTATAACAAGTAAATATGTCAGAGTAATTTAATTTACTGGGGATAAACTAAACATTTGTACACCCACACAAACGAGAAAAACAACAAGATGAAGATGGTACGTACTGAGTGATGAATTTCAGGTGTGCGGTGATGTGAGGACTGCATGCGTAATGTATTCTAATGTGGCTTCCAGTTCACGATGTCCTCTGTATCGTCTCCGTACCAAGTGAGAAGCTCGGTATTGGCCGGGATGTCTCGGGTGGCTTTGAGAAAGATACGTTCTGACCACTGGAAAAACGCGGTGTTCTGCTGTTCGTCGCTGAATGTCGCATTCACATACCGTGTGAACGCACTGGTACACGGGTCACCGGCATCAATCACGATGTCATCGCGACCTCTGCGATTTACGTGGAACAGGTAGCGAGCGTCGATCTCAGGGTCTGTGTCACTTTGTTTAACTGAGATCACACGCCCGATGTACTCACCGATGATTGTCCCCTGCTCGATCTTGCGCCTAGTAAACAGTCCCAATAACCCTTCCACTTTCAACACAGAGCTATAAGACCGGTAGAAATCGGGTGGTATTGCCCCTAGATAATCGCGGGTCAGACGAGATGCATACGAAGTGACACTCTCCCCCCTCCGTCGTGTGTCCATTTGTAGAATAAAGAAGTGACACTAGTCAGTCTACTCAGAACTTGTTACATTTCAAGTGCATGAATTGTTTTTACTCATTCCAACGCGACACATACAATGACGACAATGTCTTCTTAGAAGCGGCGCTTGACGTTGTAATACTCGTTGTTGTTGGGAGGAGGAGCTGAGTCCATCACCGCCTCCGGGGGTTCCATAGCAACAGGAGCGGTCATGATGTCACCGCCCAGACCATCGGGGAAGAGTGTGTTCAAGGCCTGTGACACCACGAAGAAGCCGACCGTGCCAACGAGGGCCAGATCGTGCTGGAAGCCACTGCCACCCTGCAGGATGAGGATGTACAAGGCCATGTACTTCACCAGCTGTGCATGAGGGTTCATACTCTCGTCGAACAAATCGGCGATGACAGCGGGCATTTCGGGAAACACCGACGCGGCACCGGCTGCGGTGGCCGCAATCATGCCCACCTGGAGCATGCTGAGTTTGTTGTAGGTGACGGCGGGGGAAACTGACATAGGGAGGTTGAAATCGGTTATGGCTGGAGTGTAATGTAAGTTATGCTCTGTAGTTTACTTATTATTCAACAAAATCTTTCTTGAATCAAAAGTCATTTTATTTCACGTTCGGCGAGTATACATACACAGAGAGAGAGGTCATTTTGGCTGCTTCCCAGTTTTCCCCTTTTTGGTGCCTGCCACCAAAGAAATCCCCATGCTCTTGATCAGAGAGTGGTTGTTGATGGTGGACGGCATCACAGGGACGGCCAGGTTGGGGTTTTGGTAGATCTTCTGGGCCGCACATGTGTATTCTAAATCCCCATGCTTCTGCTTTTTGCTATTACGCTGGTTCGAGCTGGTTGATATAGCACCACCACGCTTGTTGGCATTGCCACTCGGTTGCTTCCTCTTGCGCTGAAACATACTCGATCGCTTGGCATTCGCATTCTCGTTCTTCTTGTATGTGGGGTGGTTCAGGTTGGGCCTATGTGTAGAGTGTTTGCGGGAGGACGACAGCGAGAATACAGGGATCCCCTTCGTCTTGTCTTCAACCCACAACTCTGCGGCCACTGGTCTGAAGTTTGAGTGAGCAGGGACCACGTTGTCCACCAGGAACTTGTCTTTGCTGCGCCTGCGGAACTGTTCAATCGTGAACGGACCACCATAGGAGTCGATTGTTAGGTATGATCCCGCCACAGGGATGTACATGCTGTTTACTGTCAGTTTTTGTTTGCTGTGTTTGAGCTTGGCAACCCGCAGCAACGACTGTGCCTGGTTAATCTTGTTCAACATCGTGTTTGACAAGTCATTCCTGCTACCCCATGCCGCTGCACACGCATCGCTGCAGAACATACCCTCCATTGTAAATGTATTCGTTTTGTGGTCGTACGCAACCGGGCAGCCATAGGTGTCGCCTTGGAATTCGTGGTGGTCCCACCAACACCTCCCTTTGTAACTCTTGATCGGGTACTCTGTCTTCCCGGAGGCGCTCATCATGTTCATCGGCAGTTCCGTGTGCTTGGTGATCATTCCGATGGCTCCTCTGGACTCCGAGTGGTGGTCAATCAGAAACAGGTCGGTGCCTGATTTTGGGGCACTGTTGTGTTTCTTGGGCTGCGCGTGATTCTTGCCTCGCCGGGCAGGGGCATCCGTTGATCGTTGTTTGGTGAAGTTCAACAGGGCAGTGTGGTGTGTACTGTTGAATGTCTTGTGCTTGCTGTCGTCAGTAGCAGTATTAGTAGCAGTAGCAGTGGACACAACCGCCTCTGCCTTGCTCTTCTTGCCTCTGGAAACACCCATCCAGCCAGCGGTTCCGGGTCTCGAAGGTCTGATGTACAGATCCTTGCTGTTATCCACATTGGCTGCTCTTTCGCGGAATACGTCAATGAAGTTGTTGTCAAAACGCCGGAAGCTGCTCTTGCCCTTCGGTCTGCTGCTGTTCTGAGCAGAAACCCGGCGGGGCTGCTGGCGACAGTAACTCGGGGTGGTCATGGTACAAGTATCTTTGAATTATGTCTTTACGACGCAGACATACACCAGACCTTGGTGTGATTCTTTTAAATTTGTCACGGTGGCACCAGGTGGTACCAGGTGGAGGTAATAGGGCCAATACATATAAATTTCAAAAGCAATCCCCCTGAAGGTTCGCCTAATTGATTTATATTTTAACATACATCATAGTTAACACCATAACGAATGCTGTGGTACAACTGTTGCCAACCATGCTCCGCCTGCACGTATCTACCACCAACAAGCTCGCGGACAAGGGTAACAATCGCAATGCGCTGGAGAGTGAGATCAAGCTCACCAAACTCGCGATTTCCACACGAATGGTGAGGATCAAGAAGTTGGAGGAACATGAAGCCGAAGCCAAACGGAAGGACGCAGAGATCATTGCCGATGAGCTGCGTCAGGTCAAGGAAAAAGAACATAATTCGTTGCTCCTGGGGATACCAATACAGAAGAAACGAGGGCGCAAGCGCAAACACGTGTCGAAAGTCCCGCAGAAGCTGGCAGACATGCCAGCCGAACGCCGACAGAGGATCATGGACATCCGCAAACTGAAGAGGGATGTCACCGATCAGACGAGTCACATCGACCAGCTCACGTTCGACATGAAGTCCACACGAAACAACATAGCCTTGACCAACTACCTCCTGGAGGTGGCACCAATGCTCAACGAACACCACAGTATCAAGGCCAGATTCCAGGAAGAGGAGATGTTGATCAACGCTGAACTGACGAAGGTTGAACAGAATGCTACCGGTGACCATTTGCAAGCGCATAAGAAGGAGCTCCGAGCAAAGATGATCAATCTGCGACAGAGGATGTGTGCGGAGTCCAACGAGCTCACCAGCCTATACATCAACAAGTTCCGGCCGGATATGATTACCAATGATGATAAGACTCGTCGCTACCAGGATGCACAGATCAAAGAGAAGCAATGCCCTGAATGCAAGTCTGATCTTATCCACGACAGCGTGCAGCACGCCATGATCTGCTCCAGCGGCTGTGGCTACTCACGCTCACACTACATCGCCAACACGACATCTCACATGTCGTACGATGACATCCGGGCGAGCAGTGTGTCGAGGAAATACACGTATCGTCGCATCAACCACTTTCGAGACTTCGTGCGACAGGTGCAGGGCAAGAGCAACGTGCCACCCGCACCCGAGCTAACCAAGCTCCTGCGCCACGAGTTCTTCAAGTGCCACACGAAAGTTGATGATATCCACCCCAAGCTGGTCCGCAAGAAGCTGAAGAAATTGAATAAGAGCGAGCACTACGAGATAGTGGTCGTGCTCACTATGGTGCTCAACCCGAAGTTCACGCCTATCAGTATACCCCCGGAACGCGAAGAGAAGCTGTGCTTCATGTTTCTTCAAGCCGAGCCAGTCTACGAGAAGATCAAATCACGCGTGCGCAAGAGCCGCCGGAACTTCATGAGCTACCCTGTGGCAGCTTTCAAGCTATGTCAACTGAACGGGTGGAGTGAGTATTTACACGCATTCACGCTGCTCAAGTCCGACAAGCTGCTCGTGGAACAAGACAAATACTGGAAGCTCATCTGCTCCGAGCTCAACTGGAAGTACATCTCAACCGTGGGCAACGTACTGACCAGCTCGATGTTCGGGGTCAAACTCGATGTAGACCCAGATCCTCTTGAACAGGACATTACTGCCGCTGCCAAAGAGAAACAGGAAAGTGTAGAGGAGATGGACAGTGACGATGAGTACTGTATGCGGCCCTTCGAGCAAGAGGAGTTTGCCGAGTTAGATGACGACGGCGATAGCTACAGCGATGTAGACTGGGAGGACCCAGAGTATGGACGGGGCGGTCACTGTTCAGACGAAGGCGCACAGGAAAGTGAATGGTGAAATATACAGATCTCAAATAAAAACTGTCATTCTATGCTTAATACTCGTGTTATTATCACGACAACCACTCGAATTCACATCCACTTCAATACACCATGATGTCAGTGGTCGGTAGCAGATCCCTACAGCCGCAGGTCCTTGCGCCCATGCGACCAGCCGCAGCAGTCAGCAACCCAGATCGCGCGTATGATACGACAGGGACTGTTATAGGGCGTTTTGTGTCCAACCGCCAAGGTGGCGATCAGCATCTTATTGATAGAGTAGCCAATGCGTTTCTCACCGGGCAGGAAAGAGAAAATTTGATGTCTCTGTTGAGTTTAAAAACAAAAAAGATTACATACTCCGAGCTCAAGTTCGACGCGGAAGAAGCACAGATACTCAGGACCAGGTCGGTGTTGAACTTTGTGCAAGGCACCGGCACCTCTTTGAGCAACGAGCACGCCGGATTCCCATTCCTGCAGCTGTATGATTTCTTGCTCACAATCGACGACGTCATGTCACAGATCCGCGGGCTCGAGATCCAAGTCGTTAATATGGACAACCTGGGCCACGGCTCCAACCGCGATCTGTTGCGCCAGAGCATCATGCACCCATCATTCCGCCCATGGCCGTTCGTTGATCAGTTACGCAAGATCGGTACCCCCAGTAACCCAGAAGAGTTAATTGGCATCGCCATTGGTGAAACCACCGTTTACGACCCAAAAGAACTTATTCTCAACAAAACATCAAAGGATGGTGATGTCAAAAATGTGAGAGAAAAGACTTCGTACGAAAAGTGTACAGAAGAAGCTGAGATCTTGGAGGTGCCACTGATGAACGCCATATGCGCGCTTGGCCAGGGACTTTTCACTGTTCACCTCGTCAACGCCCACATGTTCAAAATTGATACAAAGAAAAAAGCAAAGATTTCACTGATGAACGCTCGCATCCCAATCGGGGCGTGGATCAATGCGTTTGCTAGCGATAGTGCATACCCAGTTGGCGAAGAAAACTACAAACAAGGCTCGGAGGTGCTCATCATTCCCAAGTACACGAACATCAGGGGATACCCGGCGAATTTCCATGGCATGATGCACAGGGCCAACCTGAATAACAAAGATGAACTGGCCCGGATGTACAACATATACAACACCGAAGAGGACTTTCTTCAACGTTCCAAACTCGAGCCTCATAAGTTCAGAGAGCTTGGTGGCGCAATTGGCAAGCGTATCTGGGTGTTGAGTGATGTGAAAAGAGATAAGGATGATAAGATAACATCACTTGAATCATCTCCTGAAGCGACCATGGACCAAATGTCTGGTAAACGCGAGTCTGGTATGCCACCACAAACCCACGCGGACAAAGAGATGAAGGACTTCTCGATTTCATGGGCCCATGACGTCATGGAGACGTTGAGGTACCATCCAATTTTCGTATGCCCGCGTCTGGCGAAGGCATTTAACCAGTCTGGTGTGAGCCAGCTCATCGTGGAGAAGTACATGAATCTGCGGAAGCAGTTCGCCAACAAAGACGAAAAGACGTCGCTGGGTCTGACAACTGCTGACCCGTTGCAGTACATGCAGAACAGGAGTCGCGGTGTGAGTCGCCTGAATGCGTTCCAGTGCGGCGAAGGACAAGTGATGCAGTTCAGAGACTTCAATGGCAAGAAGATGACGACAACGGAAGCCATCTTTGTCGGGGACGACGGGCAGCGTTATTACTCTCCAGATGTCAGCATGAACCTCAGCACGTGTTTTGATCCCATCCCGGTTGACGTGAAACGGGGTCAGGCCGAAATCTATGATGGCAATACTGACTCATTTTCACATGGCGGCGTTCAGGGGGCATCATTCCCCAAACCTGTAGACGGACAGATTGCCGAGGGCGTACCATTGACGTTCGCACCTACGCAACCACCACCCCCCGAAGCTGTAGACGGACAGATTGCCGATCATTTCCAGGCAAATACCATCGAACAGCCGGAGACGGTGGATCTTTCTGACCTGATTGCCCGGGATAACTTCATGGGTGCACTGTATGGAGCCAAGACGGAGAGTGCGAAACCAGGCAGGACCAACTGGGTGGACAAGAAGGGGCGTCGAGTGCAGCGCGGGGGTAGTGGTGGGTTGTTCGTGTGGGTGTACAGGAAGAACAAGACAAACAACAAAACTGAGCGAGTGAAGTCGTGGCTGCGAGAAGCACAGAAGAAGCAGCTAAGACTTAAACCCTAGCTCGTGTGTCGAATTTTGCTTTTTTTTTGTTGTGCTATGATTAAACACTTTCGACTGGAGGATACTCCACTGGAATTTAGTAACTACACACGCAACGACTATGTCTGTTGTTGGAACGCATGTATCCAACCGCCGTCCGGCGGACCAATCGCTTATCAACAAGGTAGCCAAAGAGTACTTGAACAGGAATGAGCTCAATCTCCTGTCCAAGTACATCGGTGTCCCTGTGGCTTCTTTGAGGTTCGATGGACGTGAAGCGCAGATCCTAGCATCGCGGATGCCCAGGGAGATGCTGCAAGGTGATGGTGCGAAGGGTTATCACTTTGCGCAGTTTTACGACTTCGTCTTGACCATGGACTATGTACTTAGTCAAGTCAGGGCACTCGAGGTGGCCGTGGCCAACATGGATGATCTCGGAGACGCTGCTAACCGCCAATACCTCGACTCACAGATCCTCGCCGCCGACTTCCGCCCCTGGTTCTGGCATGACAGGCCGCCACTGGAGTCAAAAACCGGGGGGGATGCAACACAGGGTCAACAGTTGGGCTCGAAGACTTGGTTTGATTATAGTACGGGTAAAAATGCCGCGAAGGACGAGGCACACCTGGCGACCGACGAAGCATATGTGCTCTCGTACCCGATCCTCAACTCGCTCACTGCTCTCGGGCAGGGTCTGTTCAAACTGTACATTTCCACTGGCTCGTTGTCTGGCGTTGATCGTTCTGGTATGTGGATTAATAGCGTACAGGAACACACACAGACATTAATTCATCCAAAGAAGCTGAAGGGTCATGCGAAGAACCCCATCATTGGTTGGGTTGGGCAAACAAATGTGCCCCTGACGGAACAGGAATCTGGCATTGTGGGGTTAAACGATGATGTGTGGGAGGATAAGGCCAAAGGGCCTGGAGGCGGAAAACCGAAAACCGAAATTTTCCACAATTACGGGGCAATTGGCATTATTCCGGTAGGTGCAAACGGTGCTGCAGGAACCGCACAAAAAATGACCGACATATACGCGAAGATGTCAACCTCAAACGGTGCCATTCGAGCTTCCCCGCGTTTGGCCAAGGCCTATCGTAAGTCTGGTGTGCACCAGCGTATGAACGCCGCTTATCACAAGCTGCAGAAGCTCTACACACGCGCTCGTGCATCAACCACATTGGGTCTGACTTCCGGTAGTGCTCTTGATATGGTGTTCAACCGCAACCGTGGTCTGAACAAGGGGTCAAACTTAGCCTGTCCGCCGGGTATGGGGCCGGTGTATGTGGGCTATGACGGCAAACGTGTTCCCACCGGTAAGGCCCTGATCACCAATAGCCGCGGCCAGAAGTTCGTGAACACTTCTCTGGTTGATGTTGACCGTTCACACTGCGAGGACGGCATGCCAGGGTTCGGCGCCATGACTTTGTCGGAGCGCGAGATGTTCGGTGCCATGCAGCGCGCGCGTTTCGGTGACGCCACGGGTACCAAGCCTTTCGCCGGACAGGGTGCGGTGAATTTTGACGCTCGCGCCATGACCTTGGACGACATGGAAATGTACGGAGCACAAATGCTTGACCATAGCGAACTGTTCGGGGCCAATACGAAAAAGAAGGGCAAGAAGAAGAAGTCTTCCAAGTCGTCCTCCACCAAGCCCAATGACAAGTACATCAAGACTCGGTCCGTTTTCTACGGTCTCAAAGGGCGCTCCAGGGCTGTGTACAAGAAGGGCAACAAAATGTACATGAAGCGCAAGTCTGGCTGGGTGCGTCTCACGGCCGAACAGGTTCGCAAGAACAACGCTCGTCACAAGGCGGCCAAGACCAAGAAGTCGACCAAGAAGTCTAATACCAAGAAGTCGACCAAGAAGTCGACCAAGAAGTCGACCAAGAAGTCGACCAAGAAGTCGACCAAGAAGTCGACCAAGAAGAAGAAGACCACCAAGTCCAGAAAGAAGAAGTAGAGTACACTAGTCTTAAACTCTTAAACACATACACAATCCTTCATAAATTATGTTTTCAATCAAAGATTTCCCAAGTCACGTTAATCGATTTTAATTTTCTTGTGCTCTTGCCAAACCAGACCACTACATTCTAGCAACCTTCCATTTGCAAACAATATGGTTCGTCTTATTGAAGTGCCAGCGGAGCTGAAAGAGACAGCTGATTCGGCGCTGAGATTCACTACAATCGCATTTGCTCAGTGGGCAATTCGCAACTTTGTCCTAGACAGACCGGTGTCGCTGCAGCAAACACTCACCGACAACGCAATGGTCGTGGCTGGTCTGGGGCTGTTCCACCTCGTGGTCGACAAGATGATCATGCGCGTCACTGTCAAGCGCGGTGAGGAAGGGTACTATCACGCCATGGTTCGCCATCGCTGATGAATGCGCCGAAGTGAACTAATTAAAAGTATCACTGCACAGTAAAGTCACGAGTCAGTGTGTCGGTGAGTTCGAGCTAAACACACAAACAACATGGACACAATGCAACAAACAGTCGAGATCAGCGACAATTCCAAACAGACTGCGAACAAACTATTGAAGCGGAGCAAGTTCAAGGGCAATGATGTCAACGTCACTTTGCTCGAGGCCTCATTGCGCGAGTACAACAGTCAGCTCACGTACCACCTCCTGTCACCAATCCATCAGTACTTCTCCAGCATGTACACCAAAGCACTGAACACAGCCAAACAAAGCGAATCACATTCCCGGAACTGTCGAGACCTGCGGCTTCTACAGGAAGAGCTCCGGAAAATCCCAAAGTTCAACACAGACGAGGTCGACAGAGAAGTGGCATACATCACTGAGCGTATCAACAAAAAGTTTCGGTTTGCCAAGGTACTGAAGATCATCTTCGTTGCCAGGAGTATGATCATGGCGAGCGTCAGACCCAAGTCACGGGCAGACGAGGAGATTGTGGTCGCCGTTCCGTCGGTGGAGGCCTACACACACAGAGTGTTGAGTCTCGTCGCGAGACACCTTTTCACTTACCCATCGCTTATACGGAAATCTGATAATGAATCAGAGAAGGACGCGTCTGCTAAGTCTAGAAACATAACTAAGATCATATTTGATAGTGTTATGAACGCCGTGACCGACATGCTTCCACACGACGAGATCTGTGACACATACCTGAGTGAAACCATTAAGGCCGAGCACCTGCAGAGTACAGAAGACTCGACCAGTACCGGCATCGCCAACACCAGCGCCATAGCACCGGATGCGAGCATCAAACCAGGAGAGCCCCAGCAGCAGCAAACACAACCGATAGAGAGTAGTTATCTTGTGGATGACATGGGATTCGGTAAAGGAGATGATCTAGAATATATGTCCACAGACGGATCGGATGCCAGCGAGATCACCGCGTCAGATAACAACAGTGACGAGTCGTCTAGTGGTTCAGACGACGACAGTGACAGCGGCGGCAACACCAAATCGGTGAGATTTGCTGAACAGGCAGATGCCAAGCATCAGAAGAAACACATACCACGGGCACAATCAAAAAAGGCTTCTGGTGGGCGTGTGTCCCGCCGCAGAATGCGACGGGTTTAAGTTTTGCGTGTCGTGGACACTAGAAATATTATGTTTGGTAATAAACAAATCCAGTGCTAACAACACCAACTCACATCAGAATCATGTCTGTATTCATTACCGGTCTTCTCGGTGACACCTACTTTCAGGCTGCCCTGGCGTTTGGGGTTACTTGGTATAGTACCAGCACGTACAGACCAGCCGTGATGTACAACGAGAGTGGTACCCTGGCGAACGAGTACTTCACCCCGGAGACGGCCGCCGCCGCCGCAGCGGCCCTTGTGCTTGCGTGGCACAACGGCCTGATTCCGATGGGTAGATCTGATACCATCAGTGATATGGCGTTCGATGCTAGTGCCATGACACTAAACGACGTCCTGCCACCCGAGAGCTTCTGATGTGGTCTCACACACACACACATGCAACCGTTTTAAAGTAGCAGTACTAGACCAAATACATAAGCACACACACATCGAGACGTGCCGTGTCTAGTATGCAGAGAGAACATCATTTCAATCGTACTGTGTCATGCATCGATTGTGCATCTACCGGCACAAAGAGACCAGACAATACGTGTGATGTACTGTTCGCTCTTGACGAAGAGTTTCACAAACGATCCCGCAAGGCCATCTGGACGATGACAGAACATGGCGGGAATACTGTTATCGACTTCGAGCAGAAGACTGTGTCGGAGGGACAAAGCACAACTGGTGGGTACAACTTCATCAAACTCCCCAGAGGACTCATTGACTGGCACTCACACCCTGGTAAGTGCAAAAACGACAATACATGCGCGATAGGCATCCCATCCCCAGCAGACCTGAAAAACATAATTATCGGCGCGGTGTACGGCACCCAGGCCCACCTCGTGTATGCCCAGGAGGGCACATACCTAGTACAAGTTGACATGTGTGTAACACAGAGACTACAAAAATCACCATGCGCGATGAAGGAAGCTCTGTGTATCATCGATAAAGTGTTTATGAACTTGCACCAGAAGCACGTTGATAACAAGGGCGCCAATTACACGAAGTACAGACATATCTGGATGGCAGTCGCAGAGTACGTGGGGTTCGTGGTCAAGTTCTTCGAAAAGGACGAACTGCCTATGATCCCTCTATTCATGTGCTGTGGCCTCGATCCATCAAAACATCCACAAGTGGAGAGAGTCATCGTACCGCCAAAGAAACAGAGAGATGCTGAACAAGCACATTGCAATACATGCGAAAACATCGATATCGATGTAGAAGACATCATCAAACGTGCAACTGCACAAAGACCATTCATCGCTGATTAAAACAGTAATTGCATGTGTACAACTGAGTTCAAGTGAATCTGGAATTTTACTTATTCAATCATTCATTTCAATTTAGCGTATGGGTAGACGTCGCTCCGTTTACCGCCACCATTTGAAGTCTTGCATATGCTGCTGCCACTGCTCTTGGGTTTAGTGCTCTTCTTGCCGCGCTTCACAATGGCTGTGTCGATCAACGAGCCACCCTTTTTGGTTGTCGATTTATTCCTTTTCTTTTTCTCCTGCTGCTGCTTAAACTCCTCGCGCTCTTTGTCAGTTCGCAGGTAGTGGTGTTTGTCATACTTGCGCCGGTGGTAGCCCCAGATGGGACCACATTCGTTGACCAGATACTTGCGGTTGAGTTTGGCCTTGTAGTAGTTGACGTTGTCACTGATTGCACTGGACGACGTGTGTTGGTTGTTGAGGACGAACACCTCGTGGTTATTTGTACACGCCTGCATGCACTTGTCGAAGTCATTGAAGTTGCGAAACACTGGGTTGAACGCAGTGTAGAGTCTCTCGCGGTTCTGTGGGTTCTTCTCTGAGCATGCAAATATCAACTTCACTTGTTGCCGCAGGTCGGGGGTGATGTCCTTGCAGTACTGCATGGCAATGAACATGATGATGTGCGCGTGGCGGCCGTTGTACAGGATCCTGTTAATGGTTTGGTCTTTGTTCAGGCTCCTCTTTAGGTACGCCAAATCATCCAGGATGATGAGCAGCACGTTGTCTTTACCCATCTCTACGTTTCTCTCCTGTTTCTCGTACATCGTCTTGAGTCTATCCGGGAAGAAGCCGTTCCACACGAATGAGGCAGGGATGTGTTTTGCGTAATCCTTGCACGTGTCTTTGGAGCCACACATGACAATAGGCTGGTCGATGCGGTCCTTGTAGAAACTTAGAATATCCAAAATACAAACTGTTTTACCCGAACCACTGCGACCCGTAAATACAATTACCCCGTACTCCGGGAGCTGTAGTTCAGGGTCAAATTTAAATATCTCTTGCTTGTCTTCCTCGCTGTCATCCTGTTGTTCTTGGCTCATCATCATAACTGGCTTAATTTAACTTGACTACGAGCATAAATTAATGTAACTGAGCCCAGTTTAACTGCAACCAAGGAAGTTACTGAATTAACAACACAATTATTATGCGTGAATTAACAATTTTATTGAGCTTGGCTCTGTCTGTATACATGTCACTTCTTCTGACGCTTGACCAGACCGGTCTTCTGCTTGCGCTTTGGCTCCTCCGCATCGCTCCTCCGCTTGCTGCTGTTAGAGTCAGATGAGCTACTACTGCTGGTGGTGGTACTCGCCATGATTGTGTTGGCGTCAACCAAGCCTTTAAGTTCGTCTGATCCCAACCGCACGTCACTCTCGTCGACGTTGGCAGCCAAAGCAAACATCACGAACCCAAGAGTGCCGATCTGGTAGCGCAGAATCAGTGGGTAGTCCTTTGCCAGATACAGGTTGACTGTGGGTGACAAGTTCGTGGCCTTGGCGATGAGGGTCAGGAACCTGAGTTTGTACATCTCAGGCTTGTCCGACGCGCGCCTGAGCGAGGTCGCATTGCCGTCGTCCTCGATGATACTGTCGCTCGTGCTCACTTTGGTCAAGAAGTCGTAGTCGTCCCCCTTTGTGATGAAGTAAATGGTGTTGTCATCGGACTTCTTGTCCTTTTCACACAGCACTTGCATGTAATCGCCACACTTCTCGTGGTTGCGGAAGATGCGCTGTAGCTGTGACGTTGCCAGGGTGACAATGGTATCGAACTTCTTCTCCGGGGGCTCATAGAACATCTCTTCGATTGTCATCAGTTTGATGTTGGCCCTATTGCACCCATTCTCGCTAATCGTGTACAGGTGCATCTCCGACAGTGCCTTCTGCATACCAGATTTGGTGATCTGCAGGCATATGACGTCGTCCTGGGTAACATTCTTGATGATCGTGAATATCAGGGACAGATTAACACCGACGACGATGCGCTTGGGGCAGTAGTAGTCGTCAATGTTGGTAATGGCGAAGTTCACGAGCATGTTGCTGGCCACCTCGCTCAGGTACAACCCGTCTTTGTCGAACACCAGGTTCGCATCGACCAACAGCGGGTTGAGTGTTTCGAACAGAGTGCGCAGCTTCACACTCTGCAAAGTCTGGAAGTGCACCAAACACTCATTCTTATCGGCTCCGACGTGCACGGTGGGTTCGGAAGACATATATTCAGCAGGGTAGAGTTGTGTTGTATTGAGTGGTCGTTCGAGAACGATTGAAATGTGAGTGCTGGGGGCGGCTGTTGTTTGAAATTTGCCTTCAAATTTGATCAGCGGCACCAGGTGGCACCAGGCGGTACCGATTACACATTTCGAGGCAAAATTCAAAACCGCTACAGCGCTCACTCTAGATTTCAATACACAAACCAAGAGCGCAACACAGTTCATGCAAGATGCACAGTCCGAAGAACACAAGTGGATCCTCGTCGCATTGCCCATCAAAGAATTCACCGGAGCAGACGATGTGCAATGCCAAGTTTCCACTGCATGTGGCATCTACTCTGACTACTTCACACAATACAGACCGTGGGAAGAGGAGAATGCAGGGGAACCAGTTGCAGCTGGCCCTGAGGTTGTCGTGCACCCCCCGACGGTTATCCAATACGACCAAGCGCGAGAAAACCAACAAGACGACCCGGAACTTGATACTCAGCATGAATGTACCGTCTTCGGGCCGGGAACGGATAGCCAACAGCAGGAGCAAGATCAAGCACAATCTGACCCTGACCCTGACACATACACAGACACAGACACAGGCACAGACACATACACACACACTGATGGAACAAGATCAGAAGCCGAAGCCGAAGCCGAAGCCGGACACGAGAACGCTGGAGCAGCTAGCGGATCTTATCATCAGCACATCGAATATAGAATCGACTCATCCGGCTGGGACGATTTTGGTGTCGACCCAGCTACATGGCAGAACTGGCTTGATGGTGGCGTGTATCCCGCGGGCATCTCTGCAGGTGGCGTGGGACGAGATGATGTCGAACAGAGAGAAGAAGCACGGCAGCATCAGCATAGACAATATGGTCTACTCGTGCCAAGTGTACGTTGGGTATATGGAATCGTTCAACCTGGAGGCACGTATCACGTCGCGTGGCGACCCATCGATGAATGATACAAAAATCACACTTTGTGCCGAGCACATGCGGAACTACACCAGGACTCGACTATGTACTCTCGTGTACAACGGTCCATCGGATATCCCTGCCAGACTGGACTTGTAGTGTGTGCGTGTGTGTCTATGCATTTGAATAAAAAACGTTATATAACAATCAAACTAACTTGGAGAAGCTGAAGTTAATTGGCTGTGTTATTTCAGTTACTGTGATGTTTCGAAGCAAACGCAATCCGTTTGTCAACCAAGCCAATATCGGGGGTTACGTAAACACCCCGTCACCTCCTGACTCTATGTTCATGTATGTGGTGGATCGGGGGGACACTCTGCGGAGCTTCGGTAACGACGCACGTACAAAGAGTGACAACCGGATCACCAGCAAACAGTTCCCTGTCGGCTGGTTGTTCTTCTCCACCCAGAACATCGAGCACATCAAGTCTCATTTCAGGCAGAGACAGCCTGGTGTGGGGTTCGGCGATATACAGGCCACGATGCTCAAGTACTACGAAGCGATGGGTCTGGAAGAGAACATACACAACAGTGAAACAGACCGTATCAAGCGCAAGGTACAGCAGATCAACGAGAGAGTCGTGTTGGCGTACACACAGCTGTTAGATGGTCTAGTCAGAGGACAGTATACCTACTCGCGCTACCTGCGCCAGCCTCATCGCCCTGGTACATACAACCGCCTCGGACAAGACACCAACATCCGCGACAGATCCGTCATTGCCAACCTGGGCTACTACCAGGGAATCGAGGACAAATTGAAGCAAGCTAAGCCTTTCAATCCCGTTGAATATACACAACTCAATGCGGCCGCCAGAGACGTACATTTCGTCCAGCGCATGTAGTGTGTTTGTGTGTCAATATAAACTATACTATTTTATACCCCACGCTAGTAAGAGCGGTAATGACAGACGATTATAGCACGACGGATCATGTGGCGTGGACGCGTGTGACACCACCAAACAAGAAGCGGAAAAAGCTGTCACTGTCCACGGAACTGGTGGAAGACTACATCAGCGAAGACGGGATGGAGCGAGACGATGTGAAGATTGATGTACAAGACGAAGAGTCAAACACACCTATTGGCGAAGGATACGTATCCCACGACCCGCGATCACCGCCGCCGTCGCCCACCATTGGCCCCGACCTCTGTCCAGAGACAGTTGGTGTTATCACTGACACATACAACCGCCGAATGTTACTACGGCAAGGCGCGAAATGGATGTTCAACGGTGCGTGCCTCGGTCTGTGGTTCGTGTTGACGAAACATTTCGTGGAGAACCTGTCAGTGGTGCTATGCTGAATAAGACAACGACTTCTGTGTGTATATATGTGTGTGTGTAATAAACTTTATATCTTTTATACGACTCAATTGTTAATTCAATAAATCAGGTTGAAGCGTGTGTGAGTGTGAGTATGCGAACAATGATGGTGTTGACTTTCAATGTGTACGGCGTGCTGCAAATGCTAACCAACCGGATGCAGAGACTCACTAAACACATGTGTTAGTAAGCTAATAATTGAGTAAATAAATATATAAATACACACAGGTTTTGATTGAGTGTAAGTTGTTTTAGTGATGAATGGGTCGGACGATGCACAGGAAACTCTAAATATTTGTTTGTGACAACAATGACGATATAACACGTACTCTGCGATGCTACTGCTATTGTCAGTGACTACGTGCTGAAACACACCCGCTTCTTCAAACAGCGATCCATCAAGAGAAAGAACTCGGTGAGTGCTCTTTACACTTCGGCGGCCAGAGGAGACATCGATATGACATACTACACACACATGGCAATACAGCGCCACTTAGGAAGCGAATCGCAGGAGCATGACACCACTGCCAATGGTGGAGACGTTGATGTTTCTGGTGAAGATGAACACATCCAAGGACTCTGCCAGGGGCTGAGTGTATTCGAACTCGACGTGTGTGTTGTCCACGCGAGACATATTGAGCGAACCGGAGGGGTTGGGGTCCTCGGGCCACAGGGCGAAGGAGTATGTATAGATGTGCTTTTTGGGGATGCGAGAATGGTGGCACTTGTTCTGCACAACGCGGAAGTACAGAGGGTCGCGCTTTTCGAAACGATCGTTACCGTTGAGCTTGACCAGCATGGTCTTGAACGCCTCACCGGAGAACTTACCAGTCTCCTCACCGGAGAAGTTGAAGTAGTTCTTGGCGGTGCTGTTGGAGGCCTTGCGGGACACCACAATAAGCTCCTTGCAAGGGTGGTTGAACGTGAGCTGGATGGACTCGCGGGTCTTGCCGGCCAGGACGGTCGTCTTGCCCAGGAACTGATTTTGCGTGATTACGTATTTCTGCTGGGTGTCAGCGAACCAGTCACGCTCGGCGTCACCGAGGTACACGGTCTCAGCCATTAGGTACATGTCATTGATAATGGCATCGTTGGCCGTGATGGTGTACGGGGCGCCGGTGGTCACGATGACATCGGCCTTGGCCTTCACCTTGACGCTGATTTTCACGTCCGTGAGGTGTAGGGCCACGACGGGCAGAGCACTACCGTAGTCGGTGGTAAAGAAGAAATTAATAGGGATGTACAGAAGCTGGTCGGTCTTGGCCCAGTCGGTGAGCTCGGCCACAGAATTAGACTTGCCCGTCAGACGGCCCAACTGACGTTCGGTCAGAGTGGTGAGCTCTTCCCAGGCATGCTCCAACTCGGGAAACATACGGTCATAGATAACGGAACCGATCTCAAGCTTAATCTCTTCGAAAATGGCACGGCCGAGGTCCTCGACAAATCGAGCACCACCGTTACCGCTGTCCAGCTGGCCGATATCAAGGACAAGCCACAGCTTGGCTACCAAGTCACCATTACGCGGCAACAGAGCCTGTGAGGTCTTGCCGTAACCGGTCTGCCCCTGGAACTCAATGGCCTTGGGCTCCATGGCGAAGTCGGTATGGCGCTTGAAGGTTGACTTCCAGAAAGTCAGTTGCGGAGAGATGGTAGTCTCCACATCCTGCTTTCCGAGGACACTAAGTTGGGTGATAGTTGCGCTGGACATAGTGACTTTATGTTCAGCAGTTTAGGATCACTCCTGGTTTGTGTTTATTCAAGGGACAACAAAAAAAAGTTGAGACATTCCATTCTTACTCATTCTTTACATCATTGTTGGAAAACTGTTCAACTGTTAGAAACATGCCGAGATCGGTGACATCGTAATTGATATTAGTACCAAAGAGCATCTTGGACTCGTGTGTACCCCAGTCAAGAGGAAAGGCCACTCGCAGCACCTTTGTGATGAATTGCTCCACTTGATGCACCTTCAATACCTTACTGTTTCCAAAAGCACTACACGCTTCTTTTGCAATAGACTTGTTTTTGTCACAGTGCATCCACTGACCCAAAGAGTATGTGTTGAACCACGACTGGTAGATCATCGCTTCATCGCCACATTGTTGAATCGCCATACTGTGGTAGTCATTGCCCACTTCTACGGTGTCTCTTCTGAAGTGGATGATGAACAATCGGTCAGTGCTCTCCGATTTGAAAGCCCTGTTAAAGTAACCCCATGCTTCTGTCAAGCTGTGTAGGTTTGTGGCCACATCGTTCGATATCCACAAGTCAGAAAAGTGTAATTCTTGTGGACGTTGTCGTTTAGTGTATACGGCTTTGATGTTATCCACAGTGTCGTGGCAGATGTCCCCGGTGCATACTTTCTCGTACGCGTCGCGGGCATCAATGAGCCGACATGAACTATCTGTATTACCCATGCATGTGTAACATGTGTATCACATTTTTATTTAGATGACATTTGATTTGCTATCAACTCTCTGCGACTCAACATGCGTTTACCATTCTACTAACTCACCAATCGCTTCTTCGTGCCTCCGCATACCCGTGATCGAATGTGCATCATACCAGGAAAGCTCCGAGGGACCCACCGTAGGAATCCAAATCTTCCACTGTCTTGGGGTGTGTGAATGTAGGTCTGTTGCTCGCTGACTGGATCTCTGGCAGACCCAGGGTGTGTATGTATCCGTGCTGTTGCATTCGTCGCATTTCATCCAGCACATCAGGGGGAATCACCCTGCGAGGGGACTGTCGCCACGCAGGCATGGCGTTCGGGTCAGTGTAGGTGGTTGTCACACCGGCGTTGGCGTCATCACGTGACCTGATAGGCATGTCGAAGCTCGTGCGAGCCACGGCTTCCACCTGGTCCAGCCGACGGTCCATGGGTCTGGCCACGATCACCGGTGGGGCTTCGAACACCGCTTTCTTGGCTTCCTCTGGGTCCACCGCTGGTGACGGGGGCGCTACGGCCCAGGACTTACTCTTCTGCATGAACCACACAGACGCTGTTATGGCCGCACCGAGCACTAACCAGTCTCTCTGTGACAAACTCATGTTTATGCTCGTGCTCATGCGTTGTTTGCCTCATGGGATCTATAAAAAGTTTGCATCCGGAACCACTGGATTTGTGTGTGCGTGTGTATGTGTATGCATGGCCGGTCGCGTCAGGTTACTAGTTTCTGTTGTTCATGTACCAAAGAAGGCCAAATCCTATGACCACAGGTGGTACGTAAAAAGAAACACCGACAGAATCGGCCAGGTCCTCGTTGCGCTGCAGCACAGACGCCAGTAGCTTGCCGCCAGTCCCCTGCAGTCTCTCGGCGACGATGCGGTCGTCTTCGATCTCAGTGTTCTCGTTGCGCATTTCATGCGCTTTCTGTGAACTTATAGTCTCACGCGTCTGTGTAGTGCGCAGGTAAGGGGCGTCTTCGATGATGTCCACTTCGAATGGATGTGAAAAGTCTATGCTACGCACATCACTACCCTTCATCTGCGGAGCCGGCCCACACTTCAGGCTGAACTCAGAGATCCTGGAAGGTTCGTACTGGTCCATGCGACCGTTGTACCCCACTGCCACCTGCCCCATGGGACACTGCTGAATGTCTTCTTCTCCGAATACCCGACCCGTGGGGCGCAGATCGTCCACAGACTGTGAGCAGTGCAGGCGTGTGCCCACGAACCGACCGAAGTCATGCACAGCAATCTGCCCAGAGAAGCCCATTGGACACACACGTGTGAAGCTTTGACCGTCAGACTGCCCCACCTGCGGACCCTGCTGCCCGCCGCTGCAGGTGCCCCCCACAGCGTCAACGAAAGCCCCTGTCTTGCCGTTGATACTGCTTAAGTACTCTCTATCCGGGCATGTAAACACTAGCTGGTCTTCTTTCATATTAGAGTGTTGAGTGTGCGGTAGGTTATGTGTCAGCAAAAACACAAACACCGCGTGTTTTATATATGTACAAAGGAATAAATACAGACGTACACATACAAGCCAACCAACCCACACACACTCACACACCATGGCATCAACACCGAACCAGTCAACGGTGATGTCCACGCTACAAAATATCAGAGACTGGTTCCGTCTCTTCGACTTCGCGGTCGTAGACTTTGTCGTATCGGCTGTGCCGATCGCCTTGACCGCACATTATGCAGGGTTCCCGGCCTACAGAGGAGCAGCAGCAGTGTTACCCATCTCAATCGCCACACACGCCCTGTTCGCCATCGACACACCCATGACTAACCAGTTTTTTGATATTGACAACCACTTCGTCCTTAAGGCGGTCGTGCTTTTGTCACTGCTTGTGGCGGCCGAGGGCTGGCCGTTCTAACTCATTGAGCCGGTTTTGGTCGTGTCGGTCTGTTGGGTCTTCTCGTGGTCGTTGATACAATCACCTTTCTCCTCATACACCATATCTGTACCGTACTGGTCCTCGTTCATGTCCTTTATTTGTAGACCGAGTTGTGTCACAAACTTCTGATGCACCAACCTGGACTCCAGGTGCTGTCTCTCGCGACGACTCAACACACGCTTGCTACTTCCTTCCTTCGGTCGCCTCTTCTGCATGATCCTTGTATAAACCGCTTTTTCTGACGGTGTTCGTCTGATATACCCAAATTTCTTTGTATATACAAAGATAAAATACACACACATACCGACACACATACGCACATCAATCGACTTGTAGTCGACGCAAGATGCAACAGTTCCCGTACCACGAGCGACAGAAGGACCAGCTGTGTAGGATGCATGCTTTGAACTCAGTAATCGGCCGACGCGAGTACAATGAAGGGGAGTTCATTGCGGAGTGCAAACAGTTCGAGGAAAAGTACCCCAACCTACCCAAACCCACGGACTTCGACTCCATCCACAGCAACCAAGAGCACATTATGAGCTTTGTGCTGGGTAAATACGACGTCACGACGTTATACATAGCCCCGTTCTCACACAAACGTACCATGGAAGAGTGCAAGATCAAAGAGATCACTGCGTTCATCGACCCCAATGTCAACGCGTTTATGGTGCTCACAAAAGACCACGTGTTCACTGTCAAAGCGGACGCCGGTGGGCAGTGGTGGAACCTCGACTCACTCAAGCGCAATTCGCAACGCACAGAACCACACAAGGAGCTTCAGAACGAGCAAAATGGTATCCTGTTCGTGTGGAAGAGGCCAATGGCAGCCGCGGCGCTGCTCACATTCCGCAATCAGATGGCAGACGTAGTGCGACAAGAGATCCCAGCAGTCAGGCTCAGGGAAGTAAGAGAAATAGACATCCTCAGCAGGATCATCAGAGACATCAATGACACCAAATTTATCGCACAGTTCGAGCTCCCGCTGTCTCTGTTCACCCGCTACTATGCATTCGTGTTTGGAGCGAATAGTCGCAACCACATCGCAATGAACATGTTTCACACATGGTTCAGTAGGTTCTGCGAAGAGCCTGGTGACAGGCAAAACATACTCAGATTCGTCCCACCGCTGGTGTTCTGGGTGCTCAAGTACGACTCTGTGAACAACACCAACCCCACGCCACCGCGGATGAGACAAGTTAAAGTGGTCAAACACACAGACGGTAAAGACATTATCATGGTCACCTGAGCGAACGCGGTTGTTTTGCACCAGGAACAAAAATGTAACGTCTCCGGCTGGACTCGAACCAGCGATCTTCCGGTTAACAACCGGACGCTTTGCCAACTAAGCTACGAAGACTTCATGTTGTCGGAATCATAAATATTAAAATTATAATACATTTTTTATATACCACACAGTAAACGCTATTCATACTCTGTCATCATGGAAGAACACCCACCATCATTTCAATTTGCTGGAGTATTAGAACAGGCCCGACAAGTGCATGAAAGTCGCCGTCAGAACACGTTGCTGCCACCCAACGAACTTAGCGGTCCATTGTTTAACGATGTACCTGTGTGGGACTCACACGCACAGAGAGAGCGCAGCATCGAACTCACGGATAATTATCCACGTGAGTGGTATGAGGAAGGCATCGAATATGATGACCCACTATACGGAACCATAGCCCCGGGGTACCAGGAGAACGTCAGACCGTCTATCCTGAACGAAATGCCTCCTGTGGAGGAGAAGATTCCTATCGATAGTCTGGTTATGGACCCAACGCAACCAATCGAACTCGAACCACAGCCCCAGCGCCAGGAGACATCTGTCTCCGGTCCTGTGCGCAGCAAGAAACGCAAGGATCGCATCACGAAAGCCAAAAGCGTGCCCAAACGCCCGAGCATCCTGTCATTCCGTGCCCAGAGCACCAGCAGACATACCAAGAAAAAGGTGCACTATGCCGGCCGGAAACGATCGGTATATGTAGGCAGCAGGGGCGGAAGATACGTCATAGTCAACGGAGAAAAACGATATATCCATAAGTGAATATATAACCCCGTGAATCAGAGGTAAATTGAGAACCATACACACATAACAATTGCACGACCGTCTTAGATGTTTTTGGTCGATCACAAAAGTGATTAAAAATCATCGAAATTTGTTGGACCTAATGGGCGTCTAAGACGTTTTTATGACTAAGGTCCGAAAGTCCGAAGTGTATTAGACGTTTATGGGTCCGACCAAGTTGGATTATTGTTGATCATATTTGTGGTCGGTGTCACGTGCCATGTGAGTGGGGCGCGTGCCTGCCAGTAGTGGCGCCACTTGGACAGTCATGAACTT